ACCATCTGGGTTATCTATAACTTCAGCTCAAGGAACAGCTACAGGAACATCTTCTCAAGAAGCACAATTAACAGGAATATCTTTTAACGCTAATGTTGGTAGCCTAACAATACCAAATGATACAGTTCAGCCATCTGGATTAGAAGCTACATTTGCTCAAGGGACTATCATAGGATTAGGTGGAGCTGTAGCTCAGCCATCAGGTTTAAGCATGACATCTAGTGTTGGTTCTTTAACAATAGAAGAGGGCTTAGGATTAACAGGTCAATCATTTAGTGCTAGTGTTGGATCTATAACTTTAACCGATATTATTATCGGATTAACAGGACAATCTATAACTACAAATATTGGAACAGTTGATATATTTGCTTATGGCGATGTTGACACTGGTTCAAATACATCATATAGTAATATTTCGACGGGTTCGAATGATACATATTCGGATGTTGCAACTGGATCAAATACAAGTTATAGTGACGCTGCATAGTAGGAGAATTTTTTATGGCATCAACATACACACCTTTAGGGGTAGAACTTCAAGCAACTGGTGAAAACGCCGGAACTTGGGGAACAAAAACAAATACTAATTTAAGTATTATTGAACAAATTTCTGGTGGTTTTATTGAAAAGTCAATAGCAGGTGGCGCACAGACAACTGCTTTATCTGTTTCAGATGGATCAACAGGTGCAGAACTTGCACATAGAATGATTGAGTTTACTGGCAGTATTACAGGAAATCAAATTGTAACAATACCTTTAGATGTTCAAACTTTTTATTTTTTAAGAAATTCAACATCAGGTGCTTACACAGTACAATTTAAATATGCTTCAGGATCAGGAGCAAGTTTTACTTTTTCAGCAACTGACAAAGGAGATAAAATTGTTTTTGCAAGTGCAAGCGATGGCACTAATCCTATTATTAAAGAAATAGCTACAGGTATTACAAGTGTTGTAGCTGATACATCACCTCAACTAGGTGGTAACTTAGACACAAATTCACATAATATAGATATAGATGATGCACATGGTATTAGAGATGAAAATGGTAATGAACAGATAATATTTCAAACAACAAGTTCAGCAGTTAATCAATTTGATGTAACTAATGCTGCAACTGGTAATCCACCTAAAATATCATCAACAGGTGGTGATTCAAACATTGATTTAGATTTAGAAGCAAAAGGAACAGGTCATTTAACTGTTAGAGGTAATACTAATCCTGGTGCTATTCAATTAAATTGTGAATCTAATTCGCATGGACAACAAATAAAATCACAACCTCATTCAGCTTCTGTAACTAACGTTATGTTATTACCAGCTGGAGCAGACTCAACTTTAGTATCTTTAGTTTCAACAGATACATTAACAAATAAAACTTTAACAGCTCCAAAAATTGCAGATGCAGGTTTTATTGCAGATGCAAATGGAGCAGAACAAATTATATTTCAAACAACAGCTTCAGCAGTAAACGAATTAGAAGTGACTAACGCTGCAACAGGCAATAATCCGGCTATTGCTGCATCAGGCGGTGATACAAATGTTGGCTTAGAATTTACAGCAAAAGGAGCTGGCTATATTAAATTTAATGATTTAGCTTATATTCCACAACAAGCATTAACATCATCTTCAAATGCCGTTGCATGGGATGTGCAAGCAAAACCAAATGCATATCATCTAACAACAGAAAACACTACATTTTCTGCACCAACTAATTCAGTTGAAGGCTCATTTATTTGTTTAGAAATAAATTACAATGGTTCACACACAATTGCATTTAATACCGTATTTGAATTTGCAGCATCAACTGCACCAACATTTACTTCAGCAGATGGTAAAGCAGATATTCTTGTATTCAGATATAATGGTGCTGTGTGGCAAGAAGTAGGTAGAACATTAAATTTAAGTGAAAGTTAAAATATGTACGCATTAGTAGAAAACAATGAAATAACAAAATTAATAACAAATCCTAAATCAATAGTTATAGGAGATGTAAGATATCCAGCTAAAATATTTTCTTTATGGTCAAAGTCAGAATTAAATGCCATAGGTATTTATGAAATAATAACTGATTCAACAAATAAAAAAGATGAAAAGTGGTACGTTAACACGAATGAATCTTATTCTTTTGCAGAGGACCAAGTTACAAGATCATGGGGTACAGCTACAGCTAAAGCACACGTAGATACTTTATTTACAGCACAGGATGAAACAGATGGCTTAGGCACTGAAGGCAATGTAAAAGTAGAGGGATTAAAAACAATATTAATTAAAAACATTAAAAAAGAAACTGCTGTAGAATTATCAAAAACAGACTGGTACATAACTAGAAACACAGAAAAATCTATTGCTATACCTAGTGCTATATCTACGCACAGAGATGCAGTTAGAACAAAACAAGCTGAAATGGAAACTGCTATAATAAATGCAAGTGATACTCCAGCATTAGAAACTTTATACACATATGTAAACACAGGCACTGAAGAAAATCCTGTAATGACAAGACCATTAGGCGAACTTCCAACACTGGAGAACTAATGTCACTACTTATACCTGGAACTAACTCCATAAAAGACACAGGTTATGATGTTGCTAACTCATGTAGGTTTGAAGATGCAAGTGATGATTACCTTTCAAGAAGTGTATCATCATCAGGAAATAGAAGAACTTGGACTTGGAGTGCTTGGGTAAAAAGATCAAATATTTCTCAACAATATCAAAATATGATGTCTATGGGTTCAAATAATATTAGAATTAATTTTAGTAATCAAAATATTTGGGTTTATGATTATAATGGTAGTGGTTTTGATTTTTATTTAGTCACTAATAGATTATTTAGAGATACTTCTGCGTGGATGAACATAGTTGTTGCAGTAGATACAACACAAGGAACAGC